TTTTTGCCTCTAAAAAATCCAAAGCCAAAACTGGCGCAAATTCCTGCTAGGAATATCGCTGATTTAATTATTAGTCCTTCAAGCATTTTCTTTTTATGTTTATTCCTTTTTCAAACACACCAATTCCAAGCAGTCCACCACCTGAAATCAAAAACATATTAATAATTCCAAGTGCGGTTGCTGCATCAGCAGCACCTCGATAAAGTGAGTAAGCAAATAATATGGTAGAAAATATTATGCCAGAGCAAAGCAATATTGATCCCCACAATCTTTTTGAGGATTTATTGCCTTTGGAGTCTTGTAAAAAATTATTTGTCATATTCGTTAATCGGTTATTAATTCAAAATGCGGTAAATCATATAGGGTTTGGTCTTTTAGATCATTATCAGAGTCCCAATCTCCACCCCAGCGGATTTTGATATTGAGCATTTTTGCAATTCCTTGAACTGTTCCTGCAAAATGGTAAAAACGATTTTTATCACTCCAGTCAATTGGCCATGGTACAACATCGGCTGCAAGAGATGGTAAGTGGTTATGTTTGCCACCTGATTTTATCCTTGATTTACCAGCGTTAAATGCTTTTAGCTGATCTTCATTTGACCTGTGACCTTCAATAATCGTGCAATCATAATGTTTGATTACTTCATTAAATAGCTTCTGCAAATCAGCATGACAGCTTGATAATTGCTCTTTTGATCTTTTTCCAAATTGAGGCATTTTGTTTGATTATTTAAAATTTATATTATCACCAATGAGAGCTATAAATCCTGCGGTAATTAAGGTCATAAAACCAAAAACCATCCATCTGATAAAAACCTTAAAGGCGTGCTTTTTTGCCATGCGAAATGATTTGAGTAATTCACGCAAATTTGCTATATCCATATAGGCTAAATCATCATCTAGACCGATTTCTTTAAGGGCAGCCTTAGCACCTTGTTTTGAAGCCTTTACTAAAAGAGCCTCAAGCTCAATTTCGCTCAAGGATATCTGTTTTTCTTTTTCGTCTTTTTTAAGCATTTAAAGTTTTTCTATTGCGTTGATAGTGGATTTATAGCCTTGATCACTTAGCTCGTGATTTACTGAATTTATGATCCAATTTTTGTCTTTTAGATATCTGATATCTGGAATGGTTATTGGCTTTTCAGCAGAGAGGTTTGGATTGCCAGCAAGGGATAATTCTAATTTTGTGATTCCTCTTTCAAATTCTGCTAATTTTGATTTGGCTGCATTGATAGCTCTTGTTTCGTCAGTGAAAGTAAATCTTATCTCATAACTCGGATCATCACTTCCTGCAAAAACTTGCTTCTCTTCTCCAGTGGCAAAATCATGATATTTGGCAATCACTTTACCAAATTTTCCTCGATCAAGAATATCTAATCTCCAGTTAGTGATGTGATTCTCAAAGATTTCTGTTGTTGGCAATTCTTTACCACTAATTGATAGAGCTTGGCTTTTTCTAGTAAAAACCAATTTGCCAGTAATGAATTTGATTAAAGCATCGTAATTTTGAGATAGGTTAACTAAAAATGATAAATCACTTTCGTTGGTTTGATCGATATGATTGATATAGATTTGGTTAAAATACTCATCAATTAAGCTCTCAAATTTATGCTCTTTGGCAATTTTAGAAATTATTCCAACCAAACTATATTCATGCCATGATCTGCTTTTTGGTGATCTGATTTTATTACTTAGATTTTTATCGTTACCATAACTTGCTTTAGCTATGATTCTCAGTTTACTTGGCGGAGATGAAAGGCTAATATTATCAACTATGAAGCTACCCATTAAGGATAGAGAATTTTTATCATAACCTAGATAGATTTTAAGCGTAGTTCCTCTGGGCGGAATATCCAAAATATTATCTCTATTATCCAAAAGAATATCTGCTTTATCAGATACCAAGCCAGTTTCATCGCTAATATTTAAAGAAATCAGTCTGGCAGATAAAAGATCAGTTATATCTTTATCATCAGCTTCAATTTTAAATATTGGTTTCATGAATTTTTTTTAAGACCAGAGTTTTACTGTTTCAGATTCTTTTTCTTCAATTATATCAGGCAGAGTGATTTTGATTCCTGCTTCAAATGTAGTATCTAACTCTACAATATGAGGATTAGCATCAATTACCTGCTCAACAATTTTGCTAGTTTTGCCATAATAATTTTGGCAAATTTGATCCAAAACATCGCCGTCCTTGGTAGTGTAGATAATACTCATAGCGCACTTACAACATTTTGAACTATTCCTTTAATTCCTCTTTTTTGATCCTCGCCATATCTTTTCAAACTAATAGAAAATTCAATTTTTCTTGGAGCTCCATCATTTAAGAAATTGCTCTGGTTTTCAGTGATTTTAACAATGCACCATCTACCAAAAGCAAAGCCATTGCCGGATACTAAAAAAAGAGGTTTACCAAGTCCTGCTTGGGCTCGCATTAAAGTTATTTGTTTTAATCCTCCCTTAAAGTGAGGATAAATAACTCCTTCAAGATCAATGGTTTCAACTCCAAAGCCAGTAAATTGCAAAGTTGGATTGGCATTTATTCGGTTAATCTCTTGCCAGCGATATTCACTTTGTCTTTTAAGTGTTTGATATGCTGAGCTTTTGATGGCAAATCTGTAAGCACCAAGTAAAAGCATCATATCAACTTTAAGCAGATTATTAACTGTTAATTTGGAGCTGATATTTTTAAAAAAATCTAATGCCATAACTTCCTAATCAAAATTTAACGCCTGCTTTCTCACTGCAAATTTATGCATCACCTCATCAATTGCTATTCTGACCTGATTAGCGATTATTTTTTCATCGGCATTGGTATGTGCATTAATGGTAATTGGAGCAGAAATTGAGATGTTGGAATTTGAGCTGCTACCAGCAATATTAGAAATATTACTGGTTTCAATTATCTTGCTAAAATCAGTATCTGTTGACTCTGAATCTTTAATCGTATCACCAATTTGGCTTTGATTATTTGCCTCATCATCAGAAAATATACCCTTTACAGAACTGATTCCTTTACCAACAACATCTTTAATTGTTGCTAGCGGTTTTAATAATTTACTAACCCATTCAAAGGCTTTTTTGACATAGCCAATTACTCCGCTAAATAAATTCTTAAAAAACTCACCAACTGGTTGCCAATTTTCTATCAAAAGTCCCGCTGCAATTGCAATTCCGCCAATAATAAGCCCAATTGGATTGCTCATTATTGCAATACCAAGAGCCTTAATGCCAAGAATCACTTTTGGAATAGAAAAGCTCATTAAGGTCATTGCTGTTTTATAAGCAAGTAATGCTCCTTTAGCTGACAGGAATCCACCTTTTAAGAATGTAAATGCAAATCCCATGCCAATAGAAGCTACTTTAAAGCTAATCATTCCAGCAACTGCTAAACCAAGATATTTGGTTAAAACTGGGAATTTCTCTGCAAAAATACTTACTCGTCCTGCAACATTTGCAGCAGTTTTAGCAATTGACGCAAAAGCAGGAAGTAGAACTGAACCAATAGAAATTCCAACTGATTCAATAGCTGAAGCAAATTCTTTAAATGCTCCTGATGTGGTATTTTTTAAACGATCAGCCATTTCTTTAGCTGCACCATTAGCATTATTAATTTTTTCTTCTACTTCGTCTAATCTTCCAGTTTCTACTGATTTAAAAATAGCGAGTGCTCCTGCGGTTGATCTAGTACCAAAAATATCTTTAATTATTGATAGTTTTTCATCATCGGCTAGGTTTTTGGTTGCATGATGCATTTCCTTTAAAATGCTAACCATTGAACGCATCTTGCCATTTTCAAAGATTTTAACTCCAAGACCGGATAATCTTTTTTGAGCAAGCAGAGCTTCTTTAGCGACATCTGGCATTTCTTCAGCAGAGATTCCCATTTCATTTCTCATCTGACCCAAAGCTTTTGCTCCGGCTTTTGCAGGAGCTGCTAATCTTAAATAAGTTGATCTAAGCATTGTTCCTGCCATTGTTGCTTGAATACCAGCGTCACCCAATACACCTGCCAAAGTTGCAGTTTCAGATAAAGTGCCGCCAACTGCCGCTGCGGCAGGAGCGATAAATTTCATGGTTTGACCAAGCATTTCAACATTAACATTTGTTGATCTGCTTGCCTGAGCCAAAATATCAGATACTTCACCAGTTCTTTTCGCCTCCATGTTAAAGCCAGTGAGAATATTTGAGGCAATATCTGCAGTTCTGCCTAAATCCATATTTCCAGCAATTGCTAGATTTAATACGGATGGAGTTGCAGCTAAAATTTGATTGGTATTAAGGCCGGCCATACCAAGAAATTGCATAGCTTCCGAAGCTTGACTTGCTGTATATTGAGTAGTTCTGCCAAGTTCTCTTGCTTGTTTTGTTAAAGCTTTAAATCCTTTACTATCTGCTGCCTCGTTAGTGATAGCACCAACTTTTGCCATTGCTAATTCAAAATCTACTGCTGGCTTGACTGCTGAATATAAAACTCCACCAAGGGCAACAGCGTCAACCATTTGGGAGCGATAATTTGCTCTATTGCTTAAATTCTTATCCTTAGCATTTTGGTTATTTTGTAGAGCTGATTGCCTTCTTTTTAAAACATTGAGATTTTTGCTTAATTTTGCCTGCTCAGAGTTAAAATTTTTAATATCAATTCCACCAGAACGCAGGGCTTTACCCATCTGTCTGGTTGAGCTAGCAGTATCAATGAAAGATCTCTTTGTTTGATCTGCTAACCTCTTTGCCTTTCTAAAATTATTTTGTAACTGCTTTGATGGGCTATCAGTTGCCGCAATTTCTTTTGATAGAGCATCTAATTTTTGTCTAGCATCACGATAGGCAATTGATACTTCTTTTGTAGCTCTTGATGAGTTTCTAAAAGCCTCAATTTGATTTGCTCTATCAGTGACTTTTTTAATAGCAGAGCCAAGTGAAGATAATTGCTTATTTGCAGATCCGAAAGCACCTTTAAATGATTTGCCAAGCTCTGCGCCAATTAAGACTGAAACTGATGCATTAGTAGCTGGCATAATTTAATTAAATTTCATTAGTTTCTTTTTGTATCAAGATTGCTTCATCAAAAAATAAGCAGAACTCTTCTTCGGTTAGTTCTAAAATTTCAGAAAGTGGCCAATGAGTGATTTTTGAGAGAATTATGATGGCCCGTCTTATATTCCCTCGGATTTGAAAAAATCCATATATGCCTTTTGTAAATTGGCATAATCAGATTCGTCTAGCTCTTCAATAATATTTGGAGCCACTTCACAAAGATTTGCAAAAAGCCTGATTTCTTTTTCCTCATCAGATGAATTTTTCATTTTAGCCACCAAAAGACGATCTTTGACTTTTGATCTTCTCATATTCAAATCAGTGATATTTGTACCATCTGATTCAATTGGATAATTTAATTTAATATTTTGCATAATTTTTATTCTTAAATTCCTATTGCATCACGAATTTCAACCATCTTATCAACACCGCCAATAATTCTGGTCATATTATCAATATCGACTTCGATTAATTGTTCTCCATCAATTTCTAGGCTGTAATATCTACAAGCAATTGTGCAAGCTAGAGTTCCTTTTTCTCCAGCTGAGAATTTGCCCATATCCATTTCGGTATACATGCCACGAAGTTTGATAATAATTGGAGAGGTAGTTTCATCATCTTGTAGAGCGCCTCGAAGGGTAATTTGAACAGCATTGCCACTGATAAGACCAAATTGTTTTAAAACATCTTTATCATATTCGGATAAAGTGAAGCTTGCTTCTAGTTTTTCCATTCCCATATCAATTGGAATTGGAGCATCTAAACCGCCAGCTCGATATTCTTCTGATTTGATATTTAGCTTTGGTGGATTTACCTCATCACATTTGCCAGCATAACCTCTACCATCAATGAAGAGATTGAAGTTTTTTAATATTTTTGGAATCATGTTAATTTAAAATTTAGTTAAACAATTTCGCTTAAATAATCATCGGTCATTTTTGACCTAAAGGTAATATGCTCTGCTGGATATGGCGGAGTGAAGTCAAAATCAAAACTTACTTTTCCTTGAGCAATTTGATCAGGAGTATTTAACTCGGGATCAGCAAAAGCAGTTCCACCAATAATTGCTCCGATACTTTTTAAATGACGAAGATAATTATTAACTCCTTCCAAAACATCCTCGATGTAGGTTTTGGTGATATTTCTATCAACAGCCCAAAGGTGAGATTTAAGAAGAGAATCATTAATCATATCTGCTGTTCTTCTAGCTTGAAGAAATGACCATTTAGGATCAGCTGATAAAGTTCTATTACCCCATAACCTAAAACCGCTTTCTTGAATTATGGTTGTGATGTTGTTTTCATTGAGGTAATTGGCTTTTGAATTTACATCGCCAAGAACGAAGTCAATCGGTTTAGAAATTCCAACAATACCATTAATAACAAGATTTGACGGTGACCACCAGAATCCTCTTTCATTATCAGATTTAACGATTAACCCTGCTACTCTTGCAGATGCTGGTTCGGAGGCAATAGACCCTAACGTATCAAGAACTTTTACCCAAGGATAAACCGCAAAGACTCTGGCAGATCCAAAATCACCAACATAATCAATTGCATCTGTGTCATTGGTGTTTGGAAGATCAGCAATAATAATCGCTCTTAGGTTTTCTGCTATTCCAAGTAATTCACTAACCACAGGATTTGCATTCCCACTTGGCATATCATGCGTGAAATTTGGAGCGATCAAGATTCTTGGAGTTACTGCAAGCTCTGTGTTTGCTGATAAAAGAGCATGAACACCTTTATATTGACCAGTTGCTCCATCAACTCCGCCAACAACATCAGCATCTATAATATTTGCAGGATCAAGAACGCCAGTTGTTAAATGAGCAGGATTACTTGGATCAGCAACATTTATCACAACAACCATTGCACCAGCTTGATCGAATATTCCATCTAAAGCTTTTGGTATGGTATAGTCTTTATTGGTATCATTATTTTCACCGAAGATTTCGGCTGCTTTTGCTCTTGAGCCAAGAATTAAGGTTGGTGTATTTACTGGACCTTGTGGTGCCGTGCCAACAAGTCCAATTACTGATGATTTAACTGTTTTTATAGGGCGTGCTCCGTCATTAAGTTCAATGACTTCCACACCATGTAGAAATTGATCAGGCATTTTATTTTTTGTTAAATTAGTTTGATAAAATTTTATCTAGGATTATTTGCTCAAAATCTGCTAATGTTTTCCAAGCCTCTTTATATGATTTGCAATTATCAATTATGCCAATAATTCTGCGGGATTCACCGTCAATAAAAGTTGATATTTCACTAAAATTTTGAGCTTTTTCTACAATAATTTTAGCAAGCTCTGTAACAGAAATGCCCCCTAAAATTCAGACCATTAATTTTTAAATTTCATAGACTATATTTTCTTTAAATTTTGATTTGGAAGATGGAAAAATATGCTAATATTTTTTCATCTGTTAATTAAAAATTTAATTTAATAAATTATGTCAAAAGAAATTAAAAAATATAATTCT